ATTGCAGCGGATTAAGACGCGCCGACCGCTCGACCTGATAGCGGTTAAACGCGTTCTGATATTCTTGGCTGGCTAAGTCTTGGCCGAAACGCTGCACACCCTTCAGAGTGGAGCCGGACAACAGATTGCCGCGCGCGGCTGCCGACCGCTCTAGCGCCTTCATGCCTTCCGCTTGGCGAAAAGCATAGCCGGGGTCTTGCTGGAATTGATCAGTACCAAAGGCTTTCGCCATACTGCCGTAGCCAGCGGCGGTATTGTCACCGCCGATACCTAGTAGCCGCATAAGTTCATTTTGCGCGGTAAGGCCACCTTCACGAAATGGCGCTTGCAGTTCCGTTTGCCGCTGGAACATCCGCTCCTGCGCTGCGGTCGCGTCTTGCGCCGCGCGCTCTTGCGTTGCTGCTGCTTTTTTAGCTGCTTTTCCCGATATGGCGGCACCGCCAATTGCGGCTGTAGCTGTTATAGCTGCTGCTGCTGCTAGACCCATTTTACGCTTCCTTCAGTTGCAAACGGTACGCACTACCGTGATCTTGCGCGCCGAGGCGCTTGTATAGCATGGAAATACGGGGGCCGGAACCCCTTTTCCCTGCCTCAAAAAACACTTCGTCAACCCCTTTATTTTTTAGTTCTTTAATTGCTTCGCGTTGCAGTTTCAATCCCAGACCGGGGAACTCTGGCGACGCGAAGAATGTGGTGTTCGTAGCGGATAAAATGTCTGGGGAAGTCAGCGACGGCGATATTAGCGTCATCAGATAACCAAACATACGACCATTACACCGCGCAGTCATTATCTGCATAGCGCCAACATTGTCCAGCGCGCGCATCAGCGGCAAGTTTTTATTCTGCCAGTTGCCCGGTGTCTCGCCGACGCCCACAAGATGTTCGTCAAATAGCTTATCGGCATCCTGCACCCAGCTATCAAAGTCTTCTGTCTGAAAAGTGATGCCTTCGGGCGGCTCGTCTACTTTCGGCGTTAGCGCCGCTATCGTCTGGTGTTTGGCAATCGACGCCAGCTTTTCCATCGCTGGCGCGTATGCTGCATAGTGACGCATCATGGCTGGCATACTGATCTGGATGTTGACAGGCGCTATCTGCGCCCAATGCGCGGAGTCATGCGGCTGCTGAAGGCAATGCTCGAATACAGCAGCGCAAGTGTCTTCTTCATTCAGGCTGTCAAACGACACTGACAAGACGTTGGGCAACCGCGCCTCTATCTGGTCTAGGCTGCGGTCCAGCTTCAGCAGTACGGCGTCAAGTTTATCGCGGTCAAACTGCGTGCCGGGTATGCTCATCAGACTTTCAACAACTTCGTCGCGGGGCCGGCGTACAACCAGAACGCGGGCGTCAGGGGCAAACCGCTCTAGCAGTCTCCACCAAGGCGCGCCGGCTGTCTCCGCAGTGCCAATGTTAGGCTGCGAGAACCATGCCTGCACATCGTCAAGGCTACGCATATGCCGTAACTCTTCGTGGCCGCACATCCATTCACCATAAGTCAGAAAACGGGACAGCCAAGCTGATCGCGATCTGGGTAATGAAAATACGACGAAGGGCGGCATTAGCTAACCAGACGGCCTGACGCGCGGATGTTGATGGCGGACGCCGTGCCAGCGATTGTGCTGATGAAGCCATTGTTAGGCAGCACATGACCAACCAGTTCAGGAAACGTATACGTCTCTGATGGCTGGAGCGTCTTGGTCTTAACAATCAAGTTGTCGTTACCGGCGCTGCCCGCAGCCGTCACAAGGTTGACGCTGATCGTCGCTGCGCTGACGCTGTAGTTAGTTGCGGTGAACTTGTCGATGATCGTCTGCACGCCGTTCGACGTGTACTGCGTCGTCTGGCTGTTCTCCGCTGTCTTAGCGGGAATGATGTTACTAATAGATACGGCCATATTATGTCTCCAAAGAACTTATGTTGTCTGTCACCGTCAAAATGATTGACGGAACGGAAGGGTGTACGGCAGACGCCGCTTCAGCTAACAAAATAACAGATGTGTCGTCCACTTCCCACATTAATTCGATGTAGTCGCCAGCGTTTAGTTGGATGACGTAATTCCATGCAGCCAAAATTTCAGCGTTATTACCTTGTATGCGGATTTGACCGGCGCTGTCAGGGACGTTAACGCCGTTCTTGCGTAACCATATCCACACCAAACCGACACCGCCCGCCGTTTTATCTAGCTGCGCGGAGAACTGCACGTTGTAGACATTTGGCCGGTCAACAAAGATGCGCGACGTTGGTGTGCCGCGGGTGACGCCTACCGACAAATCAGTGGTGTTGAACGTCATGGCGTAGGCTGTGTTGATTGCTGCCGCTGTCTGTGATGTCGTGTCATAGAAAGAACCGTAGCGCGGCGACCGAAACTCTTTTGGTGGCGGCGACAGCGCCAGCGCCTGCAACTGCGATTGGATAACCGCGATGTCGCTTTCCGTAGCAGCCGGCGGCGTGACGCCGGTGGCCTGCGCCAGACTGTTTACCTTGGCATCCACGTCAGCCGTAGCAGAACAGCAGTCAGGGGCGCTTTCGGTTGTCTGCGCCAACGACTCCAGCATGGCGTCATAGGACGCTATCAGCGACGTAGCGTCCGGCGCTAACTCGACTTCGTCTTGGTTGGTCTGCGTAGCTGTCAACAGCGATAGGAAGAACCGATACCATTCACGGCTAATCGCGCCTGACCGTTCGTCGATCAGGGCCACACGCGGCGGCGTTAGCTGTGTAGGATTGATCGGCGAATACGCCATTAGGCAGTCGTTCCGCTGAGCAGCAGTTCAGCGCCCATGATGTAAATCCGTACAGGGTCGGTGCCTGACACTTCGTAGACGCGGTCGCGTATCTTCATCGTCGCGCCAAGGCGGCGCCAAATGGTACGATAGCCAGAACGGCCAATACGGCCCATCGACTTCCAGTGTTCGCTGGACCATGTGTGCCCGCCGTCGTCCGACCAGCGCAGCATGGCTTGCGGATTGCTGCCTTGGCCGTTGTTCAGGCCCACGCCTGTCTCGCAGTCAAGCTGCATGGAGTGCTGGATAGTACGCGCAAGGTTGTTAGCGCCCGTCGGCAGCGCACGCCATGACCGCAGCCATTTCTGCGGTGCGCCATCGTCAGCGTATACGTTCAGGTCGAATGAATAAATCTTGCCGTTCTGATAGTCGCCGACCACCGTAGTGGCGTTGAAGAACATCTGACTGCTGGCGCGGTGACGGTTAAACTCACCGTTAGCGAACGACGCCCGCTCATGCCATGCGCCGGTGGCGACATCATACACCCATGTGGTGTTGGCGGTGGGGAAGTTCAGAACGTAGAAGCTGTGGCCGTCCTGCTGATACGTGTAGCCGGTTGCGTCCGAAATGTCGGCATACTCTTGCATCTGCCATTCGATAGCGTGCGTAGACACACGCTGACCGATGTAGCCAGCGGCCCTGTAGACGATCCCTTGACCGCGCGCGTCCTTGCCTAGCCAATAGACTTGATTGTCCATCTTGGCGATGCTGTACGGCGCCGCGCAGCCTAGTTCGTTGAACGCGCCTTGGATACGCGTCAGCGGGAAGTCGAGCAGCCCTGCGTCGTACCAGACTTCGGTCGAGTTGGTGCCGAACACCCACACTTCGCGGTGGTCAACAAATATAGCGACCACATTGTCAGGGTTGCCTTCGGCGCTGGCAAACTCCAGCGGATCAACAGACAGGCCGTCAAGCAGCGATGTAACCCAGATTTTCTGCGTGCCGGGTTCGTTGAACGTAAAATAGCCGTCGATGTAGCCGACCGTGCCGGCGCCGGGGAAGTCAGGGTCGGTGATCTGCTGGAACACATCGGTGTTGGCGTTGTAGATGTAACCTAGCGGGTTAGCAGCTATGAATAGCTGCGTGCCGTTGTCAGCCATGCTGACAGGGCCAGTGCCGCCTACAGTGCCTTTGGCGACCGCGTTCCAGTTGCTGTCGATCTGATACAGCGTAGGGCCAGATACGGCATAGCCGTAGTCGCCATAGGTCCACAGCCCGCGGATAGGACCGATGCCAACAGTTGCTAGGGTAGTCAGCCCCGGCGCGCGCTGAAGGAACGCTGGTTCCTTGCCGCCTTCTGGGACAATCTCAGGAAATAGGTTAACCATGCGGTTGTCGGCGGCGTTGACGCTTCTAGCGACATACGCCGACCCAAGGATCGGCGTCTTCATTAGTAGTTCCCAGCGTAGATGTTGAACCGCTGACGTGAAGCAATCAGGCTGTACGGTATCGACATGATGTCATCAGGGTTGTTGATGCGCTTGATGTTACGCTTCGACGACATCGCCAAACGGCGGACTTGCGACGAAGGCTCCGTGCCGAACTCAGGGGCCATTTCGCAGGCCAAGTTATAACGGAACGCACGCAGATAGCCGGGCGGGAAATGTAGTTGCGTTGCCAGCGTCGCAGGCTGCGTCAGTTCTTCAACCGAAATGAAATGCCATGTCAGGTCCGCTGTGGGGCGCGGATAAATAAACATTTCAATGTCAGGGTACGTCATGTTGACGAAAATAACTTGCGGAAATGTCGATGTGACGGACTTGACCGCGATACCGTTATACTGCTGCTGGTTGATAAATTTGATGCCGTAGCTGACGCCGGTGCCGGGCTGGACGAAGTACGTCGATTCATCAAGCAGGACAGGGCGGTTGCCGACGAAGTCGCCGGAAGGCCCAAGCGTGCGCGATATTTGCCCTGCGGGCCATGTGAATATTTGGTCTTGTGTTGCAAAGACGGACAGGCGCTCTGTGTTCCAGCTATCAATCATCTGGTTCATGGCGCGCAGTGCGTCTTGCGATGTCTCAGCCGATGGAACTTCGCCTTCTGCCAGAACACCTAGAAGCCTAAGCGATCCGTTGATTATGTCCCCAGCCGTATCCATTGGTTAGTCTTCCTGCGTTGTGCGGCGGCGACCTTTGGCTGCCGGCATTTCGTTTACTGGCGCCTCTACAGGCGCGTTAGGATTATAGCGTTCCCAACCAAAATATTCATCAGAAATCGCTTCTTCTTCTGAAATAGCGACTTTTGCGCCGTGGACTTCGTGAACAAGATATATAGCAGCCATAGAAACTCCGTAAAATGGACGGCCCGAAAGCCGTCCACTATATTAGCTGATCGCCATGAACTGCCACTTGGTGCCGTCCGCATAGAACAGCTTGCCACGGCCAGTAGCGTTCGTCGTAATGCCGAGCGAACCTACAGGTGCGGAAGTGGTTGTTGTGTTAGCGGTAATCGCCGTGCTGAGAATGTAAACACCTGCGTTAAGATTGGCGGCTACTTCGTCGCCTGTTGTTTCGATTGTCGAAGCAACAACGCCGCCGTTGGCGACGATAGCGCCGGTGGCGACGATAGCGCCGCTAACCGTGACGCTTTCAAACTCAGGGTCGGCGTAAGCAACGCCTACTGCTTTAGTATTGGGCATAATTGTTCTCCTGAAAAGGATGCCCCGACCGTAGCCGGGGCAAACCTATTAGCCAGCAATGCGGTACAGGTTGTACGTTGTCGCGCTGGTTTTAACAGCACGGAACAACACGCTGCGCGATGCAACGCCTGTACCAACGCCAACCAGCGTCCAGCCTGTGCCTGCCGTGATGGTAGGAACGCCGGTGCTGGTAGCAATCAAAGCAAACTCAAACGACGAGTTAACTTTGGCGCTGCTAACGTCAGCGTCAACAACGCTAACAGCAGGAAGCGCAAGGTCAGCAGTGCTGCTTGACGTGTATACAACTGCGCCACCAGCCAAATCGGCAGTGGTCAGCGTAACACCTGCGGTGTACGCAGTAGGGATTGCGGATACGCCCAGCGTGACTTCGCCGAGGTTGCCGTCGCCAACTTGATAACCGCCGGCGCCATTAGGTAGAATAGCCATGATAAAAATCCTTTAAAAAGTTTGGCCCCCGGCGAACCGAGGGCCATGTTTAAATTAGCCCCACATCCGGACGGCCATTTGCGGACGGATCGTGCTGTAGCCATACAGAACGTCAATACGGCAAGGCATACGGTCGTTGTTGATGTCGTACTGACGAACAACGCGAAGCGAGATGCCGTTGTGTACCTGACGCGAAGCCATATCTACGCCTTGTGGGAGCAGAAGGTCGGCGGTTGCGAAGGTGATGGCATCCTTGTGGTAGATGAGGTTCTGCGCGTATTGCGAGTTGGATGCACCAACGAACACAACTGCTTGGCTGTTGGCAGGCAGTGCATTGACGGTAGCAAGCGCGTGACCAGCCGAGTAGATCGGTGCAACAGTGATGCTGCCTGCGCCAGAGCCGTTGAGCAAGACATCAGCCAATGCAACGAACTGGAACAACGAACCTGTGCTTTCACGGGTCTGTGGGTTGACAGCAAAGCAACCGTTTACAGTGAACACGTCACCAGCCTTGACGGTGTCGTTAGCGCCAGCGCCAGTGATGGCGATGGTGGTTGCGCCTTCTGCCGTTACAGCAGCCGAAGTCGAACCGCCAGTTGCGTCGCGCGTACCAGTGGTGAACTGCTTGATGGACTGCGACATATTGATTTCGTCGAAACCAAGTACGCCAGTACCCATCATGCCGTTCTTGAACTGCTTGCTGATCGTGTCGGTTGGGTTGAATAGACCCTTCATGCCTTCGACCAAACCAGCGTTTGCGGCTGGGTTGACGGTGGCATAACGTGGCGACATCACGGCAGCATTTTCGTTCAGCTTCTGCTGTGCAGCAAGAAGAACAGCCGAAGTAGCTGGCGTAGTGCCGGGCGTGCCGACAGTGTTACCGATGGTCAAGAACGAGTTTGCAACGTCAGCGTCGATGCTCGAAGCAAGCTGCGAGATACGTGGCTTCAGAACGCGCTCTGCGAAATCGTCCAACTGCATGGTCAATTCA